GTATAGAAATTTGTTGTAACTGTGTTATTAGGGGCGAAAACTGTACCATCCTTAAGCATTTGCATACGAGCATATTCAAGAGTAAGAGCAGCACTTTGACGCATTCTAAGGATTTTTTCAGCCATTACTTTTTGGACTGAAAGAGGAACGTCGATTTCACCACGGAAAAGAGCGTCCAGGTCAACGTTACCATCAACATCTTCTGGAGTAACCATGTCCTGCACTGGGAAGTGAGGAACTTTAACCAGAGTGTATTCGCGGTCGTTACCTTTTAGAACTGGCTTGCGTTCGTTCCAGTTACGGTCTTCAAGTAGGGCAACAGATTCTAGTGTACGGTTGATTTGTACAATTTTCTGAGATTTGTTTTCCTCTTGGAAAAGACCAAGAGCATTCATTAGACCCCACTTGTTTTGAATCACTGAAACTGCTGGGGTAATATCTACCAGCTTTCCAGGTTCAAAAATATTACCGATGGCTTTTTGAATATCTTCCATTTTTAATTAAACTCCAATTCTTTTATTATTATGCGCCGAATGGGACTTGATCAAGGGTCTTCTCAATGATGATGCCCTGAGCTTCCAGCAGACCTTTCAGTGCTTTATATTCGTCTGAATCACGATCAGTGATTTCAAGTGATTCCATGATCAGATGGTCTTTCAGTTGCACTTCACCACGAACGAATGATACACATGGTGTGTCGCCTGTTGCTTCTGCTGTAATAACAGGCATTGCTTTCCACTTATCACCAAAAACAACAGCAAATTCGTTTGTGTCTACTAGAGCAGTAGCAGCATTTGCAGCAGTGACTGGAGCGTATGGAGCAGTTTGATCTGTTTTATCAATTGCTCGGAAAACAACTGTACCCATTGGGATAGTTGAACCAGCAGTCAGAGTAACGTTAACAACTCTGCGGCTGTAACCATCGTAAGGAGCAATCTCATGAGCCAGAAGATCAGTTAGATAATCTTGTGAGAAAGTTTGTAGAGGCATTTTATTTCCTTATTATTTTAATTACTGAGCTTTTTCTTTTACAAGACCAGTTAGGACTTCCATAGCTGATTGCTTGTCAGAGCCTTCTGGAGTTTTTGTCTTTGAAACTTGCTTGAACATTCCGCTTGCTTCTTCAGCAGCTTCTTTTGCAGATTTCATTGTTTTAATTACAGTTTCAAAAGCTTCGTCGTCGAGAGCTTCAAGAGATTTTTGAAGTGCTTCAACTTCAGTTTCAGCAACAACGCTCTTTAGAATGTCAGTACGTAGAGCAGCTTTACGAACAGCTTCTGCTTCTTCCTTTTCTTGAAGCTTTGCTTTTAGGCTTTCTACGAGAGCATTGGCATCTGCTAGAAGTTTGTTGGCTTTTTCAACTTCGTCCTTTAGGCTTTGATTTTCTGCCTTCAGTTCATCCATTTTTTTACCTTCCATATATTTTGATTTGAAAATTTCCTTGAGTTTCTCATCATCTGGTTTTGCAGATTCAAATGATTTTTCTACAAGGTTTCCTACATTGCTAGAGATAGAATCACTTTGAGTGACAATGATTTTTCCATCATCGTCTTCCCACAAGATCATCTCGTTAACGGAAATTTGCTCTTCACCTAATGTGATTTCATTGTCTTCATCAGTATAGGTAGTAGCAAATACACCATTGTCGTTAGAGTAGATAACATAACTGTCATCAAAATCTCTAACATACGCCCATCCCCAGCGATCCCTAGTACGGTCTAAATCTCTTACTGCTTGATCTAGTGCCCGATATAGAGACTGGTAGGAAGCTTTTTCAATATCTTCCGTTGGGTTTTGGGACTTAAGAATCATTGAAAGAGCAGCTTTTTGGTCGCTGTCCATCTCTTCAAGACCCTTCATAATTAAAGAAACTTTTCGTCCATTTGCTGGACCGCCTTGAGCTTCATGAGTTAAAGCAAGATGTGGAGTTTTTTCTTTTTCCTCATCTTTATTTTTGATTACCAACATTATTGTTCTTCTCCATCAAAAGTGAGGTCAGTAATTTCTCCTGTATCCTTATCAATGCGGCCTTTTCCAAAAATACTGACTCCCATAATGACACCTTCCTTTTTTAATTTCCAAAGGTTGTCATCTTTGTAGTGAATTTTGGCAAGCCAAGTTCCAGCTTTAACTGGTTCTCCTGTAGCATCTACAGTCACATCTAATTCTTCATGAATCCAGCTTTTAACAATTTCAAACTTATCTGTATTTTTGAGATGGAATAGATTTGGTTGAACTATTCCAGCTTCCAGATTTTTATTGAAATTTTCACACCCTTTTCTGATCGTCTCTGCACTCATCCACTCTCCGTGCTCATCTTTGGTGTCTGGTTCATAAACCACTTCAATACTGATTTTCTCTTCAACAAGTTCTTCTTTGGATTTGAAAATTCCGTATTTCTCGCAGAGTGCTACTAATGATTTTTTAAATTCATCCATTTTTAGTTCTCCGTATTCGACGTAGAATTGTCTCTGCGTGAGGCACTTCTAGCTGTTCCATTTCCTGTTGTCCCTTGTTCCATTCCTTCTCCAGAATTACTCTCGAATGGAGTAGTAAGTTCTCTCACTTCTTCAATAGAAATATCAGTTTGGTCAAATGGAATTGGAAGACCAAGTTTTTCGTGAATTACATTGATTGTTTCTGCATTCAGTACAAGACCGCTAACAGCAGCAATACGTTGAATAGCTTTAGAGAAATCGTCAATATTAGATTCTTTAAATTCATCGAAATCGAAATAGGGAGTAACAGAAACATCCCAACCGTTTAACGCAAATAGCTGAGGAATCAAATCATGATTTAATTGATCCCTGATTTCTCTTAAACGTGCGTTAACAACGATGGCTGTGGCATTCTCAAGATTCTCAGCTAATGCAAAAGAACCGCTACCATCCTGACCTAAAATTAATTGCTGGCATAAGAGGCCAGTAATCATTTCTTTTCTATAACGGGTAATAATCTTATCAACATCATATGTTGATTGCCCCATTACAGACTCTAGTGAGAAATCAAATAATTGATTTTTATTTTCGTCAGTGTCAGAAGGAATAATAATTCCTGATTGCTCTCCTTTATGCAGAAGAGCCATAGCCTTTTGGAATGCTTCGTATGTTTCTTTTTCTTCTTCAGAAGCTGATTCACTCATATACCTAGCAGGAATTCTAAGAACCTTAAGTCCTCTTAAATCCTGAGAAACACCCATAGATTCAAATTTTTCTAATTCTGTTTTGAATCTCCAAGCAACATAAATCCCATTTAATGGGCTAGTTCCTTCTGGATTATCTTTAATGGTGTCGGCTCTAAAAAGAATAAATTTCTTTCTAGGAATTGGAATAGGATTTGCTTCAACAATATATTTAGTATTGTCTGGACCAGAAGGTCTTCTGTCCCATTGTCTTAATCCTGTTAATTTTCTCCCTGCTTCATCAAAATCCCATTCAGCGATAGAATCTTGTGCAATTAAAGGAAGACTTTCAATTCCGATTAATCCATCATCGTATTTACTGCCGCGTGATCTTAATCGTCTACGATATACTTTTTCTACTGGGGCAAAACCATATCTGTTGAATGTAGATACTCTTCTGATAAAATCATACCAAGAATGATCCATATCATTCATAATGGTTTTTAGGAAATCAGCTTTTTCTTTTAATTGTTCATCATATCCTTCCGGGATTTTGACAGACCAATTAACTTTGGCTATACTCATTTCCATGAGAGTAACAGCAGGGGCGATAGTGCTATCTTTACACATCTTTTTATATGTGTTCATGCACTCAGGCCAGCGTAAATCTCTGTTACATTCTTCTAAAATTTTCCCATTAATAGCTCTCAAAGCACTATGGGAAATTTGCCCTTTAGCCATCCGAAGAGGGGCTTTATCTGCTTCTAAATTTTCATCAGGCATTCAGCCCTCCCCTTAAACAATTGAATGATTAATTTTCATTTGAGACATTGCCGAAGATAGGTTTTTTCCAAAATTAGGTAATGCTTTTTTAGACGCGAGCGCATAAAAAGCATCAGAGCAGCAGTCCACTAAATCATCGTGTCCGCCTTCAGAGCGATTACGTTCTCCCGTAAAAGCTTCTAATTCCCTATAGAAAAATCCTAAATCATTGACAATTTTATTTTCTAGATCGTTTCCACAATTTTTAAGAATAACAATTCCCCCATTCTGAGCCATAGAGGCGAATGGTCTAAATCGTTCTAATTTCTTTTGATTGGTGGATAATTTTTTGACGTATAATCCGTTCTCAGCCAAATCTCTTGCAAATAGCTCCATGGCTCTTTTTGCTGCTGGACCTGGATCGAGAGGGATATAGTAATCTGTCATTGAAGGATCATTTTCAGCACAAGACAATACAAAACTCAGCCAGTCTCCAGCACGAATACGTGTACGTTTAATATCGTCAATTAAACATCTACCATCTTTTAATCGCCTCATCCGCACTGTTGCGGTATAGTCGGGACTGCGAAGGAGTTCACTTTTAAGTG